CGCCACTCACGGGCCTGCTTGGTGCGACCTTCTAATAAGGTACGGTCCCAGCCAAATACTGCGGCCACTGCGTCTTTGAGGGTTCCTGCGAAGCTTTCACGACGAAATTCGTGAAAGTTAACGAGATAGTCGGCTACTGTGTCCTTTCCAGAACCAATCAATCCGCAAATTCCGATAATCATTGAAATACTCCTGTTGCCGTATTATTACATACAGCTAACCCAGTGTCAAGTTTTAGATTAACCAGTTACCCAGGTCAGGGGAGTTGATCCATCTACGTAGGTCTTGAGATCTTCTTCCAGTTTTTCCATCTCAGATTGTGCTTCTGACTTTAAGGCGTCGCCGTTTAGACTGGTTCCACCCTGTGGGCCCACAATGCTCTGGAATTTACTGCGAGCTTCACCCAGGATACGCTTGGCAAAACTGTAGGCATACTCTTGTATCCAGGGAAACGCATAAGTATCGCTCAGTATCATCTGATCTGGCTTGACGTTGTATATGTGTAACAACACACTTTCAGCCTGATCACCAGCGTAGCCAAATGGCATTTTACGCACAATGGTCAGCTTTTTAGTAACTGGGTTGAATGTGAAATTCATAAAGCCACCGAACATACGCATGGCCAACTTCTGATAGTCTACGAATAGTTCGTAGTTGGTTAATCCACCCACACGCCCAGCCACCAACATGTATGTGTTCAGATATCCTGATGCAAATGGCTCAAACTGGCTGGCAGTAGTTCCGGTCACACTTCCAATACCACGACGGTGAATCTGTTTAACTGTTTGTATCTCAGGGGGCAGTATATATTCCTGTGTTTCTGGCAGTAGATCTAGAAAAGCATAGCTTTCCTCAGTGCTGTTGCTGGCACGTTGACGATATTTTACCAGGGCTTGTTTAATAGCCATCTCGTAGTGTTCTTTGTCCAGCTCTACGTCCACTATACCGTCACCCAGACGCATACGGATATAATCAGTGATTTCAGCTCGTTTGGAGTCTGTTGTGGGTAGCACACTTCCGTCAAACGCAATCTCGCCAGGCCCGGATCCAGCTATATTGCTATATAGACTTTTGGTGGGCAGACTGCCGCGGGCTGTTAGGTTTCCGGTGATTACCGGGGTGGTGGCTGGAATACTGGGCATGTGTTAGTTCCTTATGCCAGTATTTAGCAGCCACCTGACCATTATTCCACTTTGAGCAGTATGATGTCAGTGCTGATACGACCGTTTAATTTGGTGTCAGTAGCACGAATATCTTCCAGAAATTTACGTAGCTGTACCTTGGTTGCTTTGCGGAATTCCTGTAACTTCTCGTCTGGCTTTCTGAGTGTCTTGCACACACTTTTAGCCTCGTCGTAGCCCACGATGCTGGTGCCTTTGACGCCCAGGCTACCAATGTGACTGTCAGCTACATACTTGCCCAGTTTGCGAGTTTTGGTATTAAAGATCCACAGGGTGGTGGCACCAATAATATCTGCTGGATTGATACTGACCAGTTTGAGGGTTTTGTCCTCAGTGGCGTATTTCAGTTTATTGATCAGTTTTTCCTTGCTGGGAGCCTTTTTAACTCGAGCCTTTTTAGTCTGTTTTTTAACGCTACGATATTGCTCAATAGCAGTCATACAGTTGGTCAGGAAAGTCAGCAGTCGCTTGAAGTCAGCTGCCTTATAATGACGGTAGCCCTCAGTCAGTTGCTCGTCTGTCTTTTGCGATGCAGCCAGTAGTTCTTCAGCACGAGCAGCCAATACGACCTCATACTTGCCCAGCTGACTCTGTGGCACAGCATTGGCAGTTAGAAAATCGTAGAACTTGAAACCAGTTTTACCAGCAACAGCATCGTCATAATGACCTTCCAGTTCACCCAGGGTCTCAGCAGTCTTTTCGTTCATGCGATCCTGGATTGTGGGTTTGTATGCCACTTGTTCAGGTGTTTTGACGTCCTCAACGACTTCGTCACCAGCCAGTTCAATACTAAACTGAATGGCTTTACGCAGGTAAGTCACATGACGTTCTTTCAGCGGCATACCTTGACGATGTGCCATGATCAACGAGCAAGCTGTCATGGTTAATGTACGATCGGGACTGCGTATAAACGCACTGAGTTCTGCTTTAGTCAGTAAATCAGCGGTCTGAACCCATTCCACTACATACTTTTTTAAGTCTTTTGTGGCATAATGGTAGTTGTAATAGTTCATGCTCTTGCGCATGAAATTGTCAAACATGTCATCATCCATTTTCAGGGCTCGTTCGGTATCCCACACTGGTTCTGTTCCAGTGTATTTTTCGTCGGCAGCATGAGTGCTTCTGGGTGCTTTGATTTTTGCTTTAACGACTTTACCGTCAACTTTGATAGCCATGATATTCCTTACTGATGAGTAAATGGTATTATATTATACATTAATGGGATTTACCTGTCAACCGCGCATTAGTATAGCAGTCATAACAAACTGCTCCAGTAGGGTCATTGATTCGTCCAGTCTCTGATATGCTTCTTTAAATGCGATAGTTGGACGCCCAATTCTACGACATTCCACGCTGGTTCGGTCCAGATCGTCATACAAACGATCACAGTTATTCAGCATGACATTTAGATCTGACCAGGTTTGAAATTCTGTGGGGTTAGTCCAGGAGCGATGGGCAAACTCCCGGCGTATACTGACACGCAAGTCATTAAGTTTTTGATACGCGATCTGTTGCTGGGTATTATCCATATTTCATTATACATTTATGATATTTTACTGTCAAACGGCAATAAATACTGTATATTTAAGGATTCCACAGTGGCAAGATTATCATTATGGCAGAACGGCCGTCATAGCAACGATTACAAGTTCATGGATCGTCGCATCAGTGAAATGTTCACTATTGGTGCTACTGGAATCTTATTACACAAGTATCTGGGCACTGGCGAACAGGGTTTGATCCTGATAACCACAGCCACTCAACCCAGCGCCAACAATACACTTACCTTCTCCACCACCGCCAATATTAATCTGGGCGATCATGTATATGGATCTGGCATACCCAAAAGCACTACGGTGACCAGTAAAACTGCCACCACTATAACCATTAGCAATAACACCTCTAGCATCATAGCATCAGGAACCAACATTGGTTTCAGTCCTGATGCCACCAAGCCAGCACAACCTGCAGTGACCAATACTAACATACAGGATCTGCTATTTGGTGAGAACCGTGATCGTAGATATGATCCCGACATTTATCGTATGCGTGGACACTACCAGGTGGCTGACCAAGATTTTGACCTGAGTCAGTTTGGATTATTTTTAGCTACTGGTACCCTGTTTATGACATTCCACTACAATGATATGATTGACATGATAGGTCGAAAGATCATGAACGGTGATGTACTGGAGTTGGAACACTTAAACGATTATGATCCACTGAACAACGTGCCCATAGCACTAAAACGGTTTTTCGTGGTGAGCGATACCAGTTACGCTTCAGAAGGATTCAGCCCCACCTGGTGGCCGCATCTGTGGCGATGCAAACTGACACCCATGGTGGACAGTCAGGAATACAAGGATATATTAAATCAGTTAGTGGATACCAATGGTGATGGCACCCCAGATACACCACTGAGTAATTTAATCAGCACTGGCAATACACTACTAGACATCAACGATGCTATTATTAAACAAGCAGAAACTGATGTTCCCATTAGTGGTTATGACGTTAGCCACATTTACGTCAAAGCACTCAACACTGAAGGACAGATCATTGACAATGCAGATCGAACTGCGGACAATGTCACGGTAGATGGTAGTGACGTCACTGCCACTGCCGACGAAACACTAGTATCACCAAGTGAGACTGTGGCTGGATACTTGACTGGCGACGGTCTGGCTCCCGACGGATTCCCTGTAGTGGCTGGCATATTGTTCCCCACAATGCCGCAGACTGGAGATTTTTGTCTACGTACTGACTATGTACCCAACCGATTATTCCGTTGGAGTGGCACACGTTGGGTCAAGATTGAAGATGTTCAACGCACTGGTCTAACACGCGGCATGAACAACTATCAGACACAGGGCGGCACTTTTGTCAACAATACCAATACCTACACAACCTATGATATTAGTGGCAATGCTGTTGTTAAGTCAGAAAAACAAAGTTTATCACAGGCATTACGACCCAAGGCAGATAATTAATGAGCATCGAGCAGAGTAACTTCTTTTACGACGGTCAGATTCGTCGTTTTATTACCCAGTTTATACGCATGGTATCAAACTTTGAAGTACAGTTTGGTAAAAATGCTGACGGACAAGTGGTTCTACAGCGTGTGCCAGTTATCTATGGTGACCAGAGCCGTCAGGTGGCACAGATCATCACTGGCAATAGCAATAACGTGGTACATCGTGTGCCAGCCATGGCGGTGTATGTCAGTGGCCTACAGTTTGATCGTGAACGTGTCCAAGACCCCACACTGATACAGAAGATAAACATTCGTGAACGTCAGTTTGACGAGGTTACTGG